AAGGGTTGCCGTTGGCGACCATCAGATAGAAGTAAGGGCAGTCGTGTAGCAGGTAAAAACGAAATACACAGACGCTTACAGGTAGACGAGTTTACTGAGGAGCCTAGAATTGTTTTCTTTAATAACTGCACAAACCTCGTTGCCCAGCTACCGTCCATTCCTCTTGACAAAAAGAATCCAGAAGACATTGACACGCATTCGGAAGATCACTTGTATGATGCGCTAAGATATGGTATAATGTCAAGACCAAGGTTTAGTATATGGGACTATGATCCTACGAGTAGACCACAAAACGGAATGCGAGTAGCAGACAGTACATTTGGATATTAAGGAACTGAAATATGGCTGATGATGAAATTATGATTGAAGACGATGCAATTGCATTGGAAGATACAGATGACACTACGGTAGTTGACGCTAATGTATCATCTATTATCCCATTCATCATGGAACGATATAAGCGTTCCGAAGACTATCGTTATCAAGACGAAGAGCGTTGGCTACGTGCGTATCGTAACTACCGTGGTTTATACAGTCCTGATGTTCAATTTACTGAGGCTGAAAAGTCACGTGTATTTATTAAGGTAACTAAAACTAAAACACTAGCAGCCTACGGTTCTATTGTTGATGTGTTATTTGCTAATCACAAGTTTCCTTTATCTGTAGAGCCTACTGAATTACCAGAAGGTGTGGTAGAGGATGTACACTTTGATCCGCAAGAACCAGAGCAAATTCAGAGTGATCCTAACGTAAGTCCATATGGATTTTCTGGTGATGGTCAAGACTTACCGCCGGGTGCTACTGCTAAAACATTACAAGAACGTCTTGGTGTTATGCAGAATAAACTTGAGCCTATTTCAGATAAACTGAAAGAGGGTCCGGGTAAAACACCAACAGCTATTGCATTTAGTCCTGCAATGATTGCAGCTAAAAAGATGCAAAAGAAAATTCACGATCAACTAGAAGAGTCAGGTGCTAATAAACATCTACGTAACTCTTCTTTTGAAATGGCGTTGTTTGGTACTGGTGTAATGAAAGGCCCCTTTGCTATTGATAAAGAGTATCCTAATTGGGATGACGAAGGTAATTACGACCCACTCTTTAAAACTGTACCACAAGTAAGCCACGTATCTGTGTGGAACTTCTACCCTGATCCAGATGCAAACAATATGGATGAGGCACAGTTTGTAATTGAGCGTCACAAGATGTCTCGTACACAATTGCGTAACCTAAAGAAGCGTCCATACTTCCGTGGTCAAGTTATTGATGAAGCCATTATGATGGGTGAGAACTACGAGAAGAAGTATTGGGAAGATGATCTATCTGACTATGCACCAGAGCATGGCATTGATCGTTTTGAAGTTCTTGAGTATTGGGGCATGGTTGATGTCGAGATGCTTGAGGATCAGGGCGTAAGTATCCCAAAGGAGTTACAAGATTTTGACGAACTACAAGCTAATGTGTGGGTATGTAATGGTAAACTGTTGCGCATGGTACTTAACCCATTTAAGCCTAGCCGCATTCCTTATCACGCTGCACCTTATGAGTTAAACCCTTATTCATTCTTTGGTGTGGGTATCGCTGAAAACATGGACGATACACAGACACTAATGAATGGCTTTATGCGTATGGCAGTAGACAACGCCGTACTGTCAGGCAACTTGATTGTAGAAGTAGATGAAACTAATCTAGTACCGGGTCAAGACTTGTCACTGTATCCGGGCAAGATATTCCGTAGACAGGGTGGCGCACCGGGTCAGGCAATCTTTGGTACTAAGTTTCCTAACGTATCGCAAGAGAACTTGATGCTGTTTGATAAAGCACGACAGCTTGCTGACGAAAGCACAGGCTTGCCATCATTTGCACATGGACAGACAGGTATATCAGGTGTAGGCCGTACAGCATCTGGTATCTCTATGCTTATGGGTGCAGCTACAGGTGGCACCAAGACTGTCATTAAGAACGTAGACGATTATCTTCTTCGTCCTTTAGGCGAAGGTTTCTTTCGCTTTAACATGCAGTTTGACTTTGATAAAGAAATCAAAGGAGACTTAGAAGTTAAGGCACGTGGTACTGAAAGCCTAATGGCTAATGAAGTACGTAGTCAGCGGCTCATGCAATTTTTACAGATTGCAAGCAGCCCAGCACTTGCACCTTTTGCTAAGTTCCAATATGTAATCCGTGAGATTGCAAAGTCAATGGACTTAGACCCCGACAAAGTAACCAACAATATGGACGAAGCCGCCCTTCAAGCAGAGATTATGAAAGGGTTCCAACAGCCAGCAGGCCCACAAGGGGGCGTAGGTGGCGCACCAGCGGGTGCTGATGCAATGGACCCTACTGGTGCGGGAGGAGGCTCAATGGGCGTAGGACAGGCTCCTGTGCCGGGTGAACAAGGATTTAGTGCGAATGGACAGGAAACAAATACTCAGCAGCCTCAAGCCGCTGGTCAACAACCCCCAGCAATGGGAGGCATTCAGTAATTACTTAACTGATACAATCACGCAGTATCACAAAGTGATGGAACAAACGGATGACCCTATTGTACTACACAGATCACAAGGTGCAATAGCGATCATGCGTAAAATGAAATACTTACGAGATGAGGTAAACCAGTAATGGCTAAATCAGTAGAAAAACAAATGGAACTTTTTGAGCCAGTAGAACGTGGCTTTCAAGATGGCGGTCTTATGGACGAAGGCGGTACAGTAGACCCTATTTCTGGTAATGATGTACCACCCGGTTCTACTCAAGAAGAAGTTCGTGATGACATTCCTGCACAATTAAGTGAAGGTGAATTTGTTTTTCCTGCAGACGTAGTACGTTATTTTGGCTTAGAAAAACTTATGGAGATGCGCCAAGAAGCTAAGATGGGCTTACAGCGTATGGAAGATATGGGTCAGATGGGTAATAGTGAAGAAGCTATTATGCCAGACAATCTTCCTTTTGATATCGAAGACCTTGACATAGACGAAGAAGACGAGTATAATGATACTATGGAAATGGCTAGAGGTGGTGTAGTACATGCTGCTGCTGGTACGTTTATGACTCCGGGTACAGGCTTTAGTTATCAAGCACCTGCAACTACAGGTCAAACAGGTTATAGTGCATTTCGTGGAACTCCGGCACCAACTGGTGCTACTCCATTAGGGTATACCACACCAACTATGGGTGGTCCAACTTATACCACAGCAACAGGTACAACTAACTTGCCTACTTTTGGTCAGACAGTAGGAAACGCACAAACAACTCCTACCACATATAAAACATACGTAAATGCTGCGGGTCAAACACAACAAATTCCATTCCAGAATGGTAAGCCTTTGTATCCTATTCCAACAGGGTTTACATTACAACCAACAACTCCAACAACTCCTACGACCCCTACGACTACTACTGGCGGTCAAACATACGGCGGCGGCGGTGATGATGGTAGAGATGGGTATGATGTACGAAATGAAAGTTTATCTAACGTAGGTTCTATTTCAGGCACAATGGCTAGTTTATTTGGGTCAAAGGATGATAAACCTAAAACCGTAGGTATAGAAAATATCTACGATACTGCGGCAAAGACAAATAGTTATTTTGGTGGTAGTAAAGCATTTGGCTGGAATAATGAAGAACTTCGTGGTGCAACTTTCACTCAAGGTGCTGCACAATTAGGTACAATAGGTCTTGCTGGTATGGTAAGCGATATATCTAAACAACTAACAGGCAAAGGCTTTGCTCTAAAGGATGTTGGTCTCGAAGGATTTACTGCTATGAATGGCGCATTAAATTCTATGGGTTTAATTAACAGAGGCCAACTTATGAATAATGCTCAAGCATCTTTAGTAGGTAATGCTATGTCAGCCGCACACGCAGCGGTTTATGATGGTAAAGACCCAAAGGCAGCATATAATGCTGTAATGAACACACCGGAAGCCCAAGCTATCGTAGATAAAACACTTACAGATATTAGAGATTCTTATGCCAGAGCTTATAACAATACAAAAGGAATATCTTTTGCTGAAGCTGCTAATGTTGCTAGATCACATGCTGCTGAATTTAAAAGTCAAGTAAATGACCTTGCTAACCCTGTTAATGGTTCTGCACGTATTACAACTACAAATGGCATTCCTGTTAACACGGTAATAGACCCTAAAACTGGTCAACGGATACAAGACCCGACTAAATCAAGAGCATTTACAGCAGACGGTTTAGCTAAAGTTAAAGCTGCAGAAGCGAAACAAAAACAAGCAGAAACTATTGCAAAAGCATTATCAGATAAAGCAAAACGAGACGCAGTATCAGCAGCGTTTGAATCAAGAGGTTATAGCGAAAAAGATGACCCCGGACAGAAGGCACCTACCGGTGGGTACGCAGGTTATGGAGAAGACCCCGGCTTTGATGGCGGCGGCGGCGGTGGTTCGCAAGACGGCCCAAGCAATGACACTAGTAATAACGAAAGCGGCAGCGGCGGTGGTATGGGTGGTGGCTTTGGAAGTGAAGATGATGGCTGGGGCGGCGGCGATTAAACAAGCTGCGTAAGAGGCTTACTTAAATCTTACAATCAGTTGGCTACTCACTCCCCATCTCCCTCGACAGGTGTATGGCTACGGTGGCCCCAACAAGGAGACTACACAAATGAACGATACAATTATGGCAGAAGAAATGCAGACAGAAAAGAAAGTTGCATTTGCCAATCGTAAATATACTAATGAAGAAAAGCGTGAACGTGAAGAAGCAGAACTAGCTGAGATGCTAGAACAGCAGAAGCAAGCCAAAGAGGGTAAGCAAGCTGTTGAACCAGAAGAAGAAGAACCTACTTCCGCTGAAGAAAAAACATTTAAGAAGCGTTACTCAGACCTACGGCGACACCAACAAAAACAAGCTGAAGAGTTTAAAGCTGAACTAGATGCTATGAAGCGACAGCTTGAGCAAGCCACACAAAAGGAAATGAAGCTACCCAAGTCTGATGAAGACATTGAACAGTGGGCAGCAGACTACCCTGATGTAGCAGCTATCGTTGAAACAATTGCAATGAAGAAAGCACGTGAGCAGTCTACTGCTCTGGAAGAACGCCTCAAAGCAATTGATGAAATGCAGAACAGTGCTACTAAAGAAAAAGCTGAAGCAGAACTAATGCGCATTCATCCTGACTTTGATGAAATCCGTGACAGTGATTCATTCCACGATTGGGCAGAAGAACAACCTAAGTGGGTACAGGATGCACTGTACGACAACGACAATGACGCACGTTCCGCTGCACGGGCAATTGACTTGTACAAAGCTGACATGGGCATTACAAGTAAAAAGCCTAAGTCAGATAAAGATGCAGCTAAGTCAGTGTCTACAAAGAATAGTCGTAGCAAACCTCAAGATGAAGGCAATGCTACATATCTAAAAGAATCCGCAGTTCAGAAGATGTCACCTCAAGAGTACGAGAAAATGTCTGATGAAATCATGGAAGCCATTCGTAGTGGTAAGTTTATCTACGATGTTTCGGGTTCAGCCCGATAAAAAAGAGTTGACATTTAGTTTACATTAAGTATAACTAGAGTCAGATAAGTGTAAGTTGGATAGCTACCAGCTTACGCTAATCATCAGCAAACAACAATATCCTTTCGGATTACCTAATAAATATGGCCTGTTGAATAGTTGGGCGGCCACCTAGCTAGAATACACACCCATAGGACTTAGCCTCTGCAAAGCATTGTATAGTTTGCATCTGTCAAAATGCTTTTAATAGGAGAATTACAATGGCATTTGGAAGCGCAGCCGGGTGGACTAACCTCCCCAACGGCAACTTTTCACCAGTAATCTACTCCAAACAGGTGCAGCTTGCATTCCGCAAGGCCGCTGTTTGTGAAGGGATTACTAATTCCGACTACTTTGGCGAGATCGCTAACATGGGCGATTCAGTCAAGATCATTAAAGAGCCTGAGATTTCAGTTAATGCATATCTTCGTGGTACAACCATTGTTCCACAGGCGATTGCTGACGATGACTTCTCACTGACCATCGACAAGGCTAACTACTTTGCATTTAAAGTAGACGACATTGAAGAAGCACACTCACACGTGAACTTCCAGCAGTTGTCTTCTGATCGTGCAGCGTACCGTCTTGCTGACCAGTTTGACCAAGACGTTCTTGGTTACTTGTCAGGTTACTCGCAGTCAGCCCTGCATACAAATGCAGACACCGTGAACACAACTGTTAACGGTACAAAGGCAAATACCACTGCTGGTTCAGACGAATTGCTTGCAGCTAACAAGCTGGACGCATCTGACTTCAACGGCGGTGTTGCTGCTCAGTCAATTGGTATCGTGCCTCGTGCCGGTACTTCTGGCGTACCTTCAGCAACTGGTACTGCTAACCCACTGCAGATCATTGCACGTATGGCACGTAAGCTAGACGAGCAAGATGTTGATAGCCGTGGACGTTGGATTGTGATTGATCCAGTTCTGAAAGAAATCCTGATGGACGAAGAGTCACGTCTCCTTGACGCTGACTTCGGTGGTTCAGGCTTGCAGAATGGTTTGATCCTCAACAACTTGCATGGGTTCCGTGTGTACGTGTCTAACAATCTACCGATCCTTGGTACTGGTCCTGCCACAACTGGCGGCACCAACGCTACCAACTTTGGCGTGATTGTAGCTGGACATGACTCAGCGGTTGCTACTGCAGAGCAGATCAACAAGACCGAAACATACCGTGACCCTGACAGCTTTGCTGACATTGTTCGTGGCATGCACCTCTATGGTCGCAAGATTTTGCGTCCAGAGGCTCTTGTGAACGCTGTTTACAACCTCGCCTAGTAATAGGTACAGTGAGTGGGCGGGAGTGTTCTCGCCCCTCACATTTTTCTCTTTAAGGATTTAACATGGCTACATTTTTAGAGTTAGTAAATGAAGTAAATAGAAGGTTGAATGAAGTTGAACTTACAGCTTCTAACTTTGCTTTGTCTTCAGGTTTTTATGCTCACGCTAAAGATGCAGTTAATGCTTCTATTAGATATATCAATCAATCTGAATTTGAATGGCCTTTTAATCACAATTTACAAACACTTACATTAACAGCAAATCAAAGTCGCTATCCTTTTCCTGCAGACTGCAAAGTAATTAACTTTGACAGTTTTAGAATACGTGAAGATGCTACTATAGGAAATGCCACTACAAAACTATCTTCCATTACATATGAAGAGTATTTAGATAAATATGTAGGCCAAGAGTATAACTCAACATCAGGTCAAGGAGTTCCTGTTAAGGTAGTACAAGCTCCATCCTTAGAATTTATTCTAACGCCTGAACCTGATAAAGCATACGAATTGATTTATGAGTACTATAATTTTTCTGCTGATCTGGTATTAAATACAGATACAGCTATTATTCCTGATAGATTCAAGCACGTCATAACTGATGGTGCTATGCACTATGCATACCTGTTTCGTGGAAATACGCAAGATGCACTTGTAGCAAAAGAAAAATTTGATGAGGGCATTAAACATATGCGTTCAATGCTGATTAACAGAACACGGTATGTACGTTCTTACATGATTCCACAAAATACTGGTGGTGGAAGTAGATACGGATTTTCGTGGCTGTAGGGAGTTTAGCTTATGGCTGACGCATGGAAAACCTACGCCGTTGAGTTTCGTGGTGGTCTTATTAGTAACCTTTCTCCGTTGCAGCAAGGTATTAATGCACCGGGAAGCGCACGTATTTTGCGTAACTTTGAACCATCCGTTGAGGGTGGTTATCGCAGAATTGAAGGCTATGATAAATATGATAGCAATGTCATTCCACCATACGGTGCGCCACTAGTACATGGCGATGGGCAAAGCGGTACTAGTCTTGTAATTGCTAATATACATACTACTCCTGTTGCTGCTGATGTATTTAGCTTAGAGGGTGGCGCAGTAGACGGTGCGGCTCAAACAGGAACATCTTTAGATGTAGATGGATTAGATGTTGCCCCATCCGCTAATGACACCTTTACTATTGCAGGTGACACAACAGTATATACAGTCAGTGCAGCAACCGCTTTAGCTGGTACAGCATCTACACTAACAATATCCCCGGCAATAACTGTAGCACCTGCAGATAATGCAGTACTTTCATTTAGATATACTATTGATGCAGGCGGTGTTGCTTTTGATTCTACTAACAACAGAGCAACGCTTACGCTAATAAATACAATAGTTGTTAATCCTAGTAATGCTGATAGTGTAACTTTTGTTTCAACCGCACAAGATTATTTATGTATAGGTTTGTCAAGTTGGGAAGGTCAAGCGATTGTCGCTAAAAATGATGACATATTCTCAACAACAGGTGGTGGTTATACAAAGATAAATGTTCCTAACTACGGAATAGCGTTGATAGATGGAGCAAGTCAAACAGGCTCATCTCTTGTAGTAGACGGGCTTACCTCTGCACCACAAGCTGAAGATCAATTTACTATTGCCGGTATTGATTTAGTATACACAGTATCTGCTGACGCTACAGTAACATCAGGTAGTGCTACACTATCAATTAATCCAGCACTAGCGTCCAGTCCAGCAGACAATGCAGTTATAACATTTCTATCTACGAGCCGTGAAGGTGCTGGTCGTACTAGGTTTGCAAAGTATAATTTTAATGGTACGCAAAAGATTGCTATAGTAGACGGTATTAATGTACCAGCGTTATATGATAAACAAACCTTTACTGCAATAAACGATGCACCTGCTGACGTACTAGGTTGTTCTTTTGTAGCTAACTTTAGGAATGCCCTTTTCTTTGGTAAAGGGACTACGCTTAGTTTTACTGCCCCATATACAGATACTAACTTTACTATTGCAGACGGCGCAGGCTCAATAAATATTGGTTCTCCTATTAGTGGCCTAGAAGTATTTCGTGAACAGCTTATTATATTTACAGAAACTTCTATCTTTCAATTAGTAGGCAGTACTATAGCAGACTTTACATTAAAGCCAATTACTCGTGATATCGGTTGTATTGATCCTGACACTATCCAAGAAGTTGGTGGTGATGTAATGTTTCTAGCACCAGACGGTCTTCGTTTACTTAGTGCAACAGATCGTATCGGTGACTTTG